GATAATTGTTACAATCAAACTAAACTTGAGGAATTTGAATGAAAATCAAATGTCCATTCTGTACTTTTACAATCAACCATTTTGCTGGTGGTCAAAAAGAAGTATTGATTAAAGCAGATATGCTTCGCTATCATTTGCAATACAATTGTCCAATCCATAACGTTGGATTTGTTGAAGACTATCTTTAGATCCAAAGCCAAGCCATCAGAACATAGTCTGCCACAGTTGCTCCAGCAACCGTGACCAATGTAGCAATTGAAAGAAAGACGTTGAACTTCATCAATGATTCCAAAGATGTTTCTTTCGCTTCTTTCTTTTCTGCACGATCCATTAGCCACTCAGCGAATTTTGTAGTTGGGGTTTTCTTTTCTTCAATTGGGGTTTCTTCTTGCATATTATCACCTAGAGCATTCTGACATTTCCATTGTCAGCGTGTTTGATTGGGGGCCATTGATCTCGAACTGGCCCAGCAACGAGACCTTGATTTAAGTTCATTCGACACCAATCAGGGAACTTATCACCGAACGCTGCATCATAAGCAGCCATTGAACGAGCATCAGCAACCGCAGAACGAATACCCGCAGTCGTAATCATCAATTCTTCGTCAATGCTTCGTAATTGAAGAAAGAAACTACCTGCTGCAATCGGATTGATTGTGTTTTCTGGTCTTATACCACCATAACGCCACATAGGAAATGCGTTCCCTCTGAGAGCTGCTTTTGAAATCATATGCCCATTTGACATAACTGTTGCACACATTGCATTATGGCTTTCTGCTAAATTACCCATAGAATGAGTCAAAAGACTGGTTTTTTTGTCATCGACAACAAACATAAAACTCCATGCGAAGTTTGTGTACTCTGTTTGTGGCTCTCCCATGATGTGAATAGAGACGTATAAATGATCACTGTAGAATATAGAAAAGTTACGAGAACTTATCTCTGTACTAGGAAATTGTCGCAATGAGGTTGGAAATCCGTTACCCATTCGACCATTCGCCTTGAATAAGACTGAATCGTTTCCAGCAGATTGATAACGAAACGAACCAAAAGCAGTGGCGGGTATTAACTCCATAAATGACATATCTGTCGGAACTGCTGGATAAGGCGATACAACCACTTCCATGTTAGGAGATCGTTCATCAATACTAAAAGCAAAATATGCATCTTCAAATAAATCGATTTGAATTAGTCTGTGCATCATCCCTTCTTTCAAATTGATTCTTTTCTGGAAGTAAACATTTCCATTTATGTCTGTTGTAAAAGATTCAATTTCTATTGTTTCTTTAATTGTTGATAAAACCATCACTTACACATCCTATGGGCTGCTTTGACTGCGTTCTTAAAACCGTCTTTCTTCCACTTACCGTTCTTGAGTTTGTACTTACCTTTTACAGAGGCAAAGGCTTTCTTGTACTTGCGTTGATAGGCAGTAGTTTTCTTTCTAGGCTTAGGTGCGACACCCACAGCCTCAAGAGCCTGTGTTTCTGCAACACCTTGCTCAAAGTCCTGTACATTGCCTCCAGTAGGGACAATTGTTTCTCCTGCCCTGATGTATATCTGCATGGATGGTGAACCATTTAACAAATGAGATTCATGAGCTGGTATAGCAATCATTGGAATTGGTATGGTAATGAAATCATCTGCAAGTCGGTTGAATGGATCAAGCATGATAAGCCCAGCAGCACCTATACGCGCTGCACGATTGATTAACCCAGGTTTACCCTTAAGACCAGGTACATCAGGAACATCTAACAGACGTTCCAAGGCTTCTTCTTTTGTTCTCTTTCTAGGCATCTAAAAACCTCCTCAGAGGTCTTGAGCCTGTGTGAGCATTTGAGTCATATCTTTTTGAGTGATCTTCTTAGGTTCTGCAATTATCATAACATCGAGTTCACAAGTTGAGTCTGCAAGCTGAGATAGGTCGCAGTTATTTAGTCCGATACCGATGAGGAGGTCAGTCACTACATCATAACCTTCTGGATGAAGGTCTGGCGTTCCGAACCATTCATCAGTAACAACCAGACTTGAGTTTCTAGTAGCAAGTGGTTGAGTTGGATCTGCAACATAGTTTGTTGATTCTTTTGTCATAACACAAAGAACATTTGGCGAAGCAATGCCAACATCAGTGATGAGTTCGTATGCTGTAGTAGTAGCAAAAACCTTCACTGTTGAACTAAATGTTCCAGCAATAAAAGGGTCAAGCATAACTGATGGCCATGTACCAAGGCCAGCACTAGGATCTCTTAATTGAAATCGAACTTCTTTGATAGCGAGGCCTTTGTTTTCAACAATTGAAACATAATCTGAAAGGTCCACACGGCCATAAACTAAGGCTGTGTTTCCATTTGTATCAATATCAAATTGCAGTCTGTCTCTTAAAATTACGTCGTTTGAACCTTTTGCCATGGTAAATCATCTCTTTTTTTGGGGGTGGCAGCGGGTTTTTTCTGCTAGCAAAGCACCAGACGCGTTCCCGCCGCCAAACATTCTAATCAAAACAGGTGTATAAATTAAACTGGTGCAGAAATTACATCGTTTTCCATGCAGGTAGTCCCATCTTCGCGGCGTAGCCGCCAAACGGCTTATATCGCCGACCCTCCTACGGAGACGTATAGGGATGTCCGCATGCTGTCGGCTTATGCAGAATAGAAGGGCGCAGCCCTTGGTTTGACCCTTCAAGAACTTTGAATTTCCACCCGTCCGTACGGGTTAATATAGTAGTTATTCGTACGATAAAACATGGCGGAAAACGAAATCGACCTAAGCATGCTGACCGAACAGGAACTTTTTATTCTACTCGATGACATCAAAGTAGAATTGTCAAGCCGATCCAATTTATACAACGGTGATCAATTATGAAAGTACGCAAAGAAGTCTCCCTCACGGTAGAGACCGCACAGATAGCAGCACAGATGGATAACTTTAGCCAATGGGTTCGTATCGGTCTTAGATCGTATGGATTACAAGAAGATATAGCAACACAAGCGATGAGAGTGGTTCGATATCGAAAAGCATGTCTCCACTTAGCATCCACACTCATCGACTATGCGACGCAAATAGATCCAGACTACAAAGGAAATGTTGAAGAAATAATTGCTAAAGCTCTAAACCAAACAACACTGGAGGAATTTGAATGAAGTGCGATTGTTACAAGAAAGCATTCCTTCCAGTCATCGAATTACTTGAAGAGGCCAGTGGCCTCATGTACTTTCGGACTCCAGACTTTGATAAGAATCAACAACGAATTCATGACATCGTATTATCGATGAACATGAAGTTTAAGTGCATTGATAATTGTTACAATCAAACTAAACTTGAGGAATTTGAATGAAAATCAAATGTCCATTCTGTACTTTTACAATCAACCATTTTGCTGGTGGTCAAAAAG